CAGGTTTAAGTGGTTAACGTAACAGGAGTACGTAACATTGGCAGGCAGACCAACTAAATTAACAAAAGAATTAACAGAAGAAGTAGCAAAGTACCTACGCGCAGGTAATTACATCGAGACAACTGCTGCTTTAGTAGGTATCAACAGAGACTCAATATACGAGTGGTTAAAGCGTGGCGCAGCTGAACAAGAACGTTTAATGAAGAATCCTAGAGCTAGATTACGCAAAAGAGAAGAGATTTTTGTTGAATTTTCCGACACAGTAAAAAAGGCACAAGCACAATCAGAAGCAATGTTAGTTGGATTAGTAGGTAAAGCTGCTGAAAAGAACTGGCCTGCTGCTGCGTGGCGATTAGAACGTAAATTTCCAGATAAGTGGGGCAGAACAGAACGTAATGTTGCAGCTGCACAAGACGACCCAGTAAAAGAATTAGCAAAACAAATAGAAGATTTACGTAGTGATAGACCTTAGAGCTGGTAAACAATTAGATTCTATTTTAGATTCGACTGCAAGAATCAATGTATGGCAAGGTTCAGTATCATCTGGTAAGACAATAAGTTCACTAATCCGCTGGATAGAGTTCTGCCAGAATGGCGCTAAAGGTAACTTGCTTATGGTAGGTAAGACTGAACGTACATTAAAACGTAACGTAATAGATGTTCTTGGAGAAATACTTGATGGTTCTGGCAGCTTAGTTACAAGAACTGGTAGCGGAGAAATACAAATAGGCAGCAGAACAATCTATATTGTTGGTGCTAATGACGAGAGAGCTGAAGCAAAAATACGTGGTTTAACACTTGCTGGTGCTTATGGAGACGAAGTTACATTATGGTCAGAGTCATTTTTTAATATGCTGCTATCTCGATTACGCGTACCTAACGCACAATTATTTTTAACAACAAACCCAGACAGTCCTAATCATTGGCTAAAGAAAAAGTTTTTAGATAGAGAATCTGAATTAGATATACAAAACTTTTCATTCCAATTAGGAGATAATCACACACTAGACCCAAAGTATGTCGAATCCTTAAAAGCTGAATATTCTCCGCCAAGTAGTTTATGGTATCGAAGATTTATAAATGGCGAATGGATTATGGCAGAAGGTGCAGTATATGACTGCTTCGATAGAACAGAAAACATTGTATCAGAGCTGCCAAAGATGCGTGAATATTATGTTGGTATTGACTATGGTACAACTAATCCATTATGTGCATTGCTCATTGGAGAAGGAGTAGATGACCAACTTTATGTCGTAAAGGAATACTATTATGATTCGGCAACTAAGCAGCGGCAGCTATCAGATGCTGAATATTCCAGAGAGCTGCGTAATTTTTTAGATGGTTATGATGTTCGTAAAATATTTGTTGACCCAAGCGCAGCTTCTTTTATAACTCAATTATGGCGTGATAATCATTTAGGTGTAACAAAAGCGAACAACAATGTGCAAGATGGTATTAGAATAGTTTACAACTTAATAGGTAGCAGAAAGCTAAAGATACATTCTAGCTGCAACCGACTAATCGAAGAGATAGAGTCGTATGTATGGGATGTTAAGCAACAAGAACGTGGCGAAGATAAACCTTTAAAACGCAATGACCATGCAGTAGATGCGCTAAGATACGTAATGATAGCATTAGGCGCTATATGGAGACATTGGATAACAAGGAGTTAAAATGCCCAGTCATTATGGCAAAATGAAAAAAGGCAAGAAAAAGACTAAAGGTAAGAAGAAGAAAAGCAGATACTAAATGCTTAGATTACCAGAGAATGGTTCGGCTTATCCGCCAGAGAACCACAAACATATATTTAGAGTTTATGCTGAACATTCTGCATGGCATGCAGGCGACCCAGCTATACTCCGAAAGACTTATGCTGATGTACCGCAAGATTACAGACCCAGACGTTATATGTTCTGGACTAGAAAAGGTGCAACTGACGCACAAGTAGAACGACATCAGATACACGTTCCGCTTGCAGGAGATATAGCACAAACAAGTGCTGATTTATTATTTAGCGAACCACCTAATTTTGTTGCAAGCAGCAAAGATGTTAGCGAAGCTGAACAACTAAATACACAAGATAATTTAGACGAACTACTTAGACAATGTGGTCTTAAAAATAAACTATTGGAAGCTGGCGAAACATGTTCTGCTTTAGGTGGAGTATTTTTAAGATTAGTTTGGAATACAGAGTTTATGAAATATCCTACAATCCAAGCAGTATCTCCAGACAAAGCAATAGCAACATTTATGTATGGTCAATTAGTTGCAGTAGGTTATGTAACTGAATATGATTCTGCTGATGGTCAAGATTATTACAGATTAGTTGAGCATCACGAAGATGGATTAATTCACAACGCATTGTATCAAGGCACTAAGACAAATATCGGCACAAGAGTACCACTTGATAGATTAGAAGAGACTGCTGATTTAGAAGATGAAGTAGTTTTACCATTTGATGGACTTGCTTCAGTTTATGTACCTAATCAAAGACCACTTAGAAGATTAAAAGGTTATGAATATGGTAGGTCAGATTATGATGGCATCGAAGGACTTATGGACGCAATCGACGAAGCATACACTTCTTGGATGCGAGATGTAAGACTTGGTAAATCAAGAATTATTGTACCTACTGAATACTTAGAGAGAAGAGGTCGTGGTCGTGGTGCTTCTTTTGATATTGATGCTGAAGTATTTACCGCATTAGAGATAGACCCAAATAGCGAATCAAAAGGAATCGAGAAGGTTCAGTTTGAGATAAGAGACCAACAACACAAAACAACAGTTATGGAACTTATCGATAGAGCAGTTACTGCTGCTGGTTATAGTCCGCAGTCATTCGGTATAAATATAGAAGGCAGAGCAGAATCTGGTACTGCATTAAAGCTGCGTGAACGTAAATCATTTACAACACAAGGTAAAAAGCAAAGATACTGGACACAACCACTTGAAGAGATATTGCATCATTTACAGATACTTGATACAGAAATATTCGGTAAACAGTATACGCCAATTAGACCAAGAATCGAATGGCAAGATGCAGTACAACAAGATGTCAGAGAATCTGCAACAGTAATTGAATCATTACATAGAGCGCAAGCAGCTTCATTAGAGACTAAGGTCAGATTACTAAATCCAGACTTAACAGAAGAAGAAGTAGGAGACGAAGTTCTTAGAATTGCTACTAACTTTAATCTTGCTGATAATAGCGTTGAAGATGTTTTAGAATTACCATGACAATATGGTATATGACCCAGCTACTAACGAACAGATAGTCCAGACACAAGCAGAGTTTTTTCAAGAAGCTAGCGACGCAATACTTAATCTTACTGCTGAAGAAATACTTGATGGTAAAGATGATTTCAATGGCACTATTGAAGAATGGCTACAATTTAAACAAGTATCTTTTGCAAAGTTAGCAGAAGAAGCTGCTAAAAGAGCAGAAGATGTTTATGGTTATGTGCCGCAAGCTATTAGACAAACAGTAGAGTTAGCTTATGATATTGGCGAAACAACCGCAGCTGCGGAGTTACTATCCGCAGGTATTCAACCAGACTTAGGCGCTGGCTTCCAATCACTTGCAGATTTTGCTATTGATGGATTAGTCGATGCAGCAGTCAATAGAGTTCAAAACAGAATGAATAGATTACAGATTACAAGGTCTATTAACGATGCTTATGCAAACACAACAGAAGCAGCAGCTGCAAAAGTATTAGCTGGACTTCCGCTAGATACCGCAGTTGAAGATGCGGTAGATGATTTATTAGAGCAAGGAATAAAAGAAATAAATGTTGGCAATAGGAAGATGGGGATAGATGCTTATGCAGAAACTTCAATCAGAACTATTGCTGGTAATGCACAAGTACAAGGTTCTATTGATAGATACCAAGATTCTGGAGAGTATCTTGTATGGATTACTGACAGTCCAATGGAATGTAAATTATGCAGACCATTTGAAGGTAAGGTTTTAAGGACAACAGAAGATTTAGATAAGATACCTAAAAAGTTTCACGAAAGAAAAACATTAGAGTATGCAAAAGGTAAAGGTCTATTTCATCCTAACTGCACACATTCGGCACAAATGTACATAGAAGGATTTTCTACTCCGCCAAAAGATACTAATGATGCTGCTAATGAAGAACGTAGAAATAAAATACGTAGATTACAGAAACTAGAACGTAAAAACAAAAACAAACAAAAGTTTTGGAATGAAAATGGTAGTCCACGAAGAGCTGCGCTTGCAAAAAAGAGAGCTGCACAATATAGAGAACAACGAAGAAGATTTGAAGCACTCATAGAGCGTAAATCACTTGGATGGTTTACTGGAGAAGATAGATTAAGAAGATTAGCAGCTGCCAATGGTGTACCAGCAGCATTAATAGAACAAGCAGGCGGTAACTTACCGCAGCTTAATAAGTTAGCAGCTAAAACTGGATTTGACCCACGACTTACTTCTGCACAAGTAAGAGTAGATGTAGATGCAGTAAGAACGCCGCCAGATATAAAAGAGTATGGCGTATCAAACCTTAATGATTTACAAGATGATGTTAAAAAAGATTTGCAGCTGCGATGGCAAAGATATTTTGAATCAGATGTAGGTCAGATGAATTTTTTAGAAGATGACAATAAGTTTCATCAACCGCCAGCAATACCAGATGATGCAAAGAAAAGTAAAAGTGCATTTAATAGAATAGTAGGACGTAAAGGTAAATATAAAAACGAATATGGACGCTGGAAGTGGAATGATGCAAAGAGTAAACCAGAGATAGTATGGGCAGATGATTTATTAGATGAATGGGATGCAGATATAGAAAACTTTATTGCTGAAGAAGTAGCAGGTGGCGCACAAGCAGACAAACAACAGATTCTTGCTGGTGGATTACCTTCTTCTGGTAAAACATTTAATTTAAAGAATCAAGGATATGACATTGATAGTTACGTTACAGTTAACCCAGATAGGTTTAAAGTTCGTATCATATTAAATAAATATGCAACTAAAATAGATAAGAGAATAAATAAAAACATGTCAGATGTTTTTATTAACGATGCTACCTTCGGTGCAGGTAGTAAACTTACAAAAAAACATCCAGTTTATCTATCACTTAAAAGTGTTCATCCAGATATAGCTGATAAGATACTTGATAAAACTTTTGATAAATCAATGTTAGAAGAAATCCGAGAAGAACTTGTTGCATTGACAAATATTGGCGATACAGGTCTTTATGGACTTGAAGCTGCAAACATAATACACGAAGAATCATCTGCGATGACTAAAGCTGCGCAGCTTAGAGCGTCAGAAGAAGGATTAAACCTTATTCATGACGTAACAATGGGCAGTAAAAAACCAGAAGAAGTAATCAGAGATATTATAGATGCACATGATTATGACAATCCAGAGATTATGTTTATATCTTATCGTAAAGAAGATGCAGTCTCATCAGTTGTTGACAGATACTTACGCGGTAACTTCGATAATTTAGAAACAACTGGACGTGGTGGTCGATATGTTATGAGTGATGTATCAGATTCTGCAACTAAAAGAGTTGACGCTAACGATAGCGCAGGAAGAACATTAGACCTACTAGGAAG